AGAGCGAGACGATCAATCAGACAGCAGAGTAGCTTCCGGGCGGTGGCGAAAGACCAAAGCCGAAGTGATTCTGGAGCAGATTTACGCAAAGCAGCGCGAAATACGATTACTAGAAATCGAACTAGCGAGGACGGATCCAAATGAACTGGTACCAAAGTTGGAAGGCGAGACTGCGCGTTAAGTTTTGGAGCGACTGGGATCATGTACCGCCGCCGAATTGGGGCTGTAGTCGCCGCAAGTTGGGGGGTTACTACTGGTGAAGCTGGAATACTCACACGACCGGCTGCGGGCTGAGATTCGCGGGCTTGAGGAGCAGATCAAGCAAATGGAGCGCGACCGTGATGAGCTGGGCGATAAGGTGCTGGTGGCGGAGATTGCGCTATCGGTGGTTGTGTTTACGGTGGGCTTCTTTGTGGGGCGTATGACATGAAGGTAGAAATATGCTCGCAGGGTTTGGACGCAATTATTCGCGGTGATCTTAAAAGCGTATTGGACTCATTGAAGCGTGATTTGAAGGCCAGAAAGAGCGGCAAGGGTGTCGGGATCTTTGATACGGATAAGGCCAAAGACGTTGCTGAGATCCAGCGTCATGTTGATGCCTTAAAGATTGTTTTGAAGTATTACGGTGGACGATGAGATGCCCGAAGGTAACGCTGTCATTTGATCAGTACAAGATCCTGCTTGATCGTAAGCGTCGGGCGAACGGTAGGAACGTCAAATACAAAGACTTGATCCAACAGTGGGGTATTCCGCACTACCATTTATCGACGGCGGTGTACCGTGGGATCAAGCAGTACGATTACAGGCTGTGGAAGGAGCAGATGCAATGAAACTCTATGACGTACCGCGAGACTCGCGCATTCAATTGTCTGACGGCACTCAACTGAACTTTAAACGCATTGACGGCATGTATTCACTATGCCTCACGGACGACAACGAGCCGGTGCATGTGGCCGCGTGGACTGAAGTGGCGGTGATGAAGAAGGAGCAACCGCGATGACCCGCGACGACATTATTAACATGGCGCGTGAGGCAGGGTGGACAGAGTATTCACTTTTACACGCGGTGGAGGTGCAGCGGTTAGAAACTTTCGCCGCCCTCGTTGCCGAGCGAGAAAGAGAGGCGTGTGCGAAGGTGTGTGAGGACTTGGGGCGTGGCCACGGATTTGCGTTTGCTGAGTTTGACTGTGCCGCCGCGATTCGGGCGAGGGGTGAAGAACAACCGTATGCCACGCAAGCCGCAATGATTGAATCGCAAACGCATGGGCGAATGCAGATAGACCCTGCAACAGGCAACGTATCAATAGGCGCGATTCGGGCGAGGGGTGAGACATGAAACCTGACACTTACAAGTTGATTCAGATGTGCGTTGAGTCTGGTGTTGAAAAAGGGTTACAACGAGCGAAAAAACATAACGATGCGCCGACAGAGGAGCAGATTCATTACGCAATCACTAAGGAAGTGATGCTGGAAATCCGCGAATGGTTTGAGTTTGAAGAGCCATGAAAAACATATGGGGCGACGACGTTTTTTTGGCGCTGGCTAAGATCCGCGAGCAGGGCTTGTGGGCTGAAGCTGATTTAGTGTCTAAAGAAATGCTCGCTCTACAGGCTGAGGTCGTTTACTTACGGCGACGTATTGAAGCGTCTATTCAAGACCGGGACACATTTAAAGCAGAGTTTGATATATGAAAATAATTAACCCGGCTTGTTTGCTGATTAACAAGGACTACGCAGAGTCTTTTGATCGCGAGGGCATGGAGTTGTTCCACAAGACGATGGTGTCTTTGGCGAGCCAGTTGAAGATCGGAAATCCGAACACTACGGCAACGATGCACGATGATTTGGTGGTGTGGTTTCGCAATCTTTTCTTTCTTGAAGATAAGAAATTTGCCGAGGCTTTGCGTCCTTACATGGGCGATCACACTCTGCACGCACGGACATGGCGTATCTACAATTTGTGCTGGGCACTTTCTCAGGCCGCGCATGTTGCCGGTGATGTGGTAGACATTGGGTGTTACGAGGCCCGCAGCACACACGTTTTTTGTACATACAATAAAGACTTGCTCAAGTATAAGGCTTTGTATTTGTTTGACTACTTTGACGCCCCGGCTGGTGATCATAAAAAGGCGCTACACGGCCCAAAGTTGGAAGAGTTGGTAGCGAAACGCATGTCGGACTTTGAGCCTTTTGTGTGCCCCGGCAGCGTGACGGATACGATTCCGAAGCATTTACCGGATGAGATTTGCTTTGCCCATATTGACTTGAACAGTGCCGAGGCTGAAGCGCATGTGATGCCGGAAGTGTACGAGCGCATGTCGAGGGGCGGGATCATTGTGTTTGATGACTACGGGTTTGCGCGGTATCGGAATTCGGCGCTGGCGCATCAGAAGTTTTTGTCTAAGAAGTTAGAACGTATTTTGGAATTGCCCACTGGGCAGGGGATGATGGTGAAGTTATGAGTGAAGAGTTTGATTTCATTTCGCGACCAGAGAGCAAGAACGACGAGCACGTTTGGTGCAAGATCGATCAAGACGGCAAGCTGGAAGTGTTTGATTGGGAGTTTGTTGAGAAGACGGCTGTGGAGTACGACATGGCGGGTGCTGTGACCCAGCGCAGCAATGCTCAGATCATTTGCAAGTTGGCGATGTTGATTCGTCAGCAGGCACTTGAGCAAGCGGCAGCGGCACTGACTAAGTATCGGGACTTGCCTGCTACGGCTACGGTAATCATGTTGAAAGACCCTTTGGGAGAAGAGTTATGAGAGACGACGATCAGAGTTGGCCGATGCCCATAGCGGACTTAAGCGCAAGGGACTACTTTGCTGCGATGGCGCTACAAGCCATTTTGTCTGGCAACGAGGGTCGGCATGAGAACCGATGGGATTTAGCCAGAGACGCTTATAACGTGGCCGATGCCATGCTTGAAGTAAGGGATGAACAATGAGCCGTTTTGTTTTCTTTCACGTTGGATCTGACATCAGTTTCCCGACGAAGATGGTGCAGTCGCTGAAGGCTGTGATGCCTGACGCTGAGGTCATTATGTGCACGGACGATGCGACTCCGCAGGTGCCGGGAGTAGATGACTACAAGTACTCGCAGGGCAACTACGAGCAGATGATGTACTGGCGAACGAGGGCGTTTGCTGAGGCGAGGCTGACCAAACCGGCTGCGTACATTGACACCGACATGTTGTTTGCGTTGCCGCTAGACCCGGCTGCGATTCTGGCGGAGCGCGAGATTGTGTTCTGTCGGCGGTCGTTTGACCGGGACGCGGGTTTTAACGGACAGCAGCGGGGTGGGGTATTCAAGAAGTATCACGGCATTCCGCTTGGGACTTTGTACCCGTACTTGGGGTGTTTCACGATCACGAAGTCGTGGCGCGAGTGGCAAAACCTGACGTTGCTGATGGGCTTTATGGATAAGCCGTTGCAGTCGTGGTATGGCGATCAGGAGGCCCTAAAGGTGTACTCGCACATGCTGTACCCGGAGCTGGTGGGCGAAGTTGAAGAGATGGATTATGCGTGCTTGCCCGACAAGGCACCCGAGGGTCATGTACCCCGGATTCTGCACTATAAGGGTGCAGCGCGTAAGGAGGCATTTTTAAATGCTTAAGGTATTTATTGGCTGGGATCGGCGTGAGGACGGGGCTTATCAAGTAGCCAAGCATTCGATGGAGTTGTATTCGTCAATCCCGCTCGACATCGTTCCGATAAAGCAGCACGAGTTGCGCGAACAGGGCAGCTACTGGCGTCCGGTTGATTCGTTGGCGAGCACGGAGTTCAGCCTCACGCGGTTTTTGACTCCATATCTCGCGGGGTATTCCGGCTGGGCCTTGTTTTGCGACTGCGATTTTCTTTTCCGGGGGGACATCGCGACTTTGCTTGACTACGCCGACGGGGCAAAAGCGTGCTTCGTTGTACCGCACGACTACCGGCCTACCGAAGCGATCAAAATGGATAACAAGGCGCAACATCAATATCCCCGAAAGAACTGGTCAAGCTTTATGTTCATCAACTGTGAGCATGAACAAGTTAAGCGATTAACGCCAGAGATTGTGAACACTGCCACACCCGCGTATCTTCATAGGTTTGAGTGGCTAACGGACGATGTGATCGGGCACTTGCCGATTGCGTACAACTATTTGGAGGGGTGGTACAGCCGCAATGACTGCCCGAACCCGATAGCGGTGCACATGACTCGCGGGACTCCATTGTTCAAGGACTGGACGCATGTGGAGTACGGCAAGGAATGGATGGCCATGGCGGCGATGGTATGAGCAAGCACGCTAAAGCCATTAAGGCGATTGAGACGGCGTTTCAGGCGGGCAAGTATGCCGAAGCCTTGGATCTGACTAACCATGCCATTGCCTTGAATCCGAAGGATCCTGTTGCGTACCGGGCCAAGGGTCGGTTGCTTCAGATGCAGCGCAAGTTTGAGGAGGCCATCAAGTACTACGAGGCTGCGGAGCGGCGGGGTGCCAAGGACGCGGACGACTTTGTGAACCGTGGTATCTGCAAGGCTGAGTTGCAGCGGTACGACGATGGGATTGAGGACTTTACGAAAGCGTTGGAGAAGAATCCGAAGTACTTACATGCTGTGATTCAGCGTGGCGCGGCCCAGTGGGAGATGCGGCGTTGGGACAAGGCAGAGGAGAACTTCCGGCTTGCCAACGAGATTGCGCCCGACGATGCCAATGCGAACTGGATCTTGGGTTTGTTGGCTTTGCAGCGTAATGACTTCAAGACGGGCTGGCCGTTGTATAACCGCAGGTGGAAGAGCGAGCGGTTCAAGTCGCGTCCGTTGCAAACTGACAAGCCGGAGTGGGAGAAGGACACGGGGCTACGGTCTGTGCTGGTATGGGGCGAGCAGGGCATTGGCGATCAGATCATTTACGGGTCTTTGCTGCCAGCGGTTCGCGAGCGTACTGATCATGTCACGGCGATGGTTGACCCCCGGTTGATTTCTATTTTCAGCCGGTCGATGCCAGACATTGTTTTTCAGTCTCAGATGGACAAGATCCCGAAGGATCGACATGACTCGCACTTGCCATTTGCGTCGATTGGGGGTCATTTCATTCAAGAGGTGGAGGACATACCCCGTCACGTTAATTCGCCCTTTCTGAAGGCTGACCCTGACCGTGTAGCGCAATTGAGAGTAGAGTTGGGTATTCAGCCGGGGGACTTTGTGGTGGGGCTATCGTGGTTAAGCACTGCGATGAAGATTGGCCCGCACAAGAGCATTCCACTGGTCGAGTTGTTACCAATTATCAACGGGCCTAACAGGAAGGTCGTCAATGTTCAGTACGGCTTCAAGAAGTCTGACACAGACCTCTTCAACGCAGAGCATGGCACCAACGTCCTTACCTCTTCGGTGGACTTATGGAAAGACTTTGAGGGTCTCGCCGCACTGCTCATGGTCTGCGATGTTGTCGTGGCGGTCAGCAGCACAACGGTGCATTTGGCCGGAGCGCTTGGGCAGCGGGTCTTGCTCATGGATGCCAACAAGCTGTGGTACTGGGGAAACAAAATCGGTGACACGAGCGCGTGGTATCCAAGGACGAAGATTTTTCAGAGAGAGAACATGATTTCTCCTTGGAATAAAGTGGTTGATTTAGTTAGAAGTGAAGTGGAGTTTATTCAAAATGAAAGAGGGTAAAGATGCCGTCCGAGAATACCTTGCGACTATCGGAAGCCGAGGTGGCAGCGCTGCTAGAGGAGCTAAGAAGCGACGTCCCAAGGAGCACTATAAGCGAATGGCAAAGCTCAGCGCCGCCAAGCGACGAAAGAACAAGCGATCAAGTGAATCCGAGCCACTACAAGAAGGGCGGGATTGAGTGTATTGATGCCATACGGTCGATGCTGACCGAGGAGGAATGGCGGGGTTTTCTGAAAGGTACAGCCATGGCGTATATCTGGCGGCTTGGGCATAAGGATGCCCCCGAGCAGGACGCTAGAAAGACGTTGTGGTACGTCTCATGGCTTGCCAATCAAGATCCGAGGGGGTAAGATCCCCCTGTGCTATCTCGTGATACCTCCTGTAAATCAGGTTGCCCCGGAGTTGAGCGAAAGTTCCTCCGGGGATTTTTTTGTCACTTTGCCCTGACACGATAAACGCGGCGATCCCGTCCGGGGCCGTTGGCCTTGATGACTTCTTCCACGATGTCGCCTGCTTCTAAGAGCGTTTGCAGGATCTCGTTGCGGTCGCGGGCTTTCATGCCTTGGAGCGACTTGGCGAGTTGGGTACTGCTGGCTCCGAGGTCGCCTTGCTTGCGGATGAAGTTCAGGATGCGCTTGTGCGAGGCTTCGGTTTCGTTCTCTGAGATTTCCCGCACGAGCAGATCTTCGGTGTAGTTGAAGCTCCAGCGGCAAAAGTCGTTAGCCATTTTGAAGACTTCTAAAGTGACGATGGGGCTAACCGGGTTGCGTGCGATGGCTTCGATCATGGCGACTTTGATAGTCATTTCGGAGAAACGCACCCAGATATGTTCGTCCTTGCGGGACTGTTGGGTTTGCCATCTCTTGACGACTTCGTACTCTGTGAAAGCTTCCTTATCCCACATGACCGGAATGGGCTCGACTGATGCGTTAGGGATCATTACTTGGTTACTCAGGTTCCCTGCATTAGGCGGGACAACTGCGTAGGAGTCTGCGATGTCCTTGACCAGTTCTTCTGGCGGCGGAATGCGGGCCGGTACGCAGGAGTCTGGGAAGTCTTCAAAGGGCGGCACAAGCAGGATGCGCGACATCGTGCCGTTATCCACCATATCGTGGTTGAGTGCCGGGATCAGCGTGCGCGGGGTTGTAGTGCCAAAGAAGTTGAAGTTAGGCTGATTGATGTCGAAGCGCACACGATTGGTTGAATCGGCGTATTCCTGTCCGTGATAGATACCGTTGCTGCTGGAGTAAATCTCAAGCAGGGTTTTGATGATGTCGCGTTGATGGCTTGCAGCGTTCTTGGCGGTCAGGCTCTGAAGGTACAGGCCCATTTCGTCAAGGTGGCTGATACGCGAGGGGAAGTCGAACAGGGTGCGTAAGATAGCGACGCCTGAACTGAAGCGATCCCCGCAGATTAATTGATTGAGGTTTGCTGCAATCATCAACTCTTTGACGCGCTGCCGGGAGTGGTCTTTACCTGCTCCGGGTTTGGCAACGGCGATTGCGAACAGGTTGCAGCGTGTGCCGAGATCGGCCATGGCGTACCGCCGCCCAAAGATGGCACCGAACATAACGAGGGCGTTAGCGAGCGCAAAGGTCGGCTGCGGCTGCTGAGCAGTGTTGATGACCCAGCGGGTTACCCTGCCTACGAGAGACGGGGTATCGAACCATACATGCGGGAAGTTTTCCTTGGTGCTCTTTTGAGTCTTCTTAGGTTCCTTAAGATTGGTAAGGTCAACGAGCTTAACCGCCTTGACGGGATTCAGGTCAATATGGGTTGGGGGCACCCAGCCGTTTTGCTGAGCGTAGTAATAGAGGGTTCCTGCGCCGATTTTGCTAGGCGGCGACTTGCTGTAATGATCCCAGCGCTGACTGGTTTCGAGGCTGTTGTACTTGCCGGAGGCTCGCGACCACTGATCGAATACGTGCAACCCCTTACCTTCGGTGGCGCAATAGATGGCCATGCCGATACGGTTCCAGTCGTCCCACGAGAGGTCTGGGTTAGGTACATACTTCAGGGCGTCCTCGACCGCTGTCAGAGTGCCCACGAGCCCATCGTTGGAGGTTTTAAGATCCTTTTCGGCCAGAAGCGTGCTGACCAGTCTCTTACGTCTCAGATTGGGCGGTAAAGCGTTATAAGCCTCTTCAGCGGCCTCCAGCACCTGCTGACGGGTCACGATTGGCAGGGCGTTTACGGGCGTCTGGTGCGGTGCGTCGAACGGCCATGCGTAAGGCTTGTTGGTTTCCGGGTGATAGGCGTAGGCAACGAACTGCTGACCGACCCCAAGCACTTCGATAGGGTGCAAGGAGATCTTACTGAAGGGCTCCAGTGTCCGGTACAGGTACAGGGCCTTGGGGGATTTGCCGATGCGGATGAGATCGGTCTGGCCGAGTTTGTTTTGGAACACCTCCCCGACTTTGAGGGCAACGCCTTCGTCCAATACGTCAATATCGATGGCGACGACTTCCCCTGTCAGGATGCCGATGCCGCAACCGGGCCACTTGGTCCAGATGTCGATATGGGTATTAGCAGCGTTGATTTCTGTCCAGCGCGGCAGTTCCCCCCAGACGCCTTCAAAGTAGCGCCCCGGTCGCTTAGTACCCGGCATGATGGGAATGATTCGGTAACCGCCATCAACAAGTTTGGCGGCATAGTCTTCGATGAAGTTGTCAGACATTTTCGATTTGAACCTCGACCCGCTCTTCGCCTTCGTCGTACTGCTTGCTAGCAATAATTTGAGCAACAGCGGCGTCATCTTGCAGAACGATGCCGTTCATGGAGTCCAGTATTACCTTGATGATGTTGTCAAGATCCGGTCGAGAGGTGTGCCAGCCCGTCTTCTTCTTGCTGTTGAAGTAAGCTGTGATCGTGACCTTAACAGGCCCTTCTAGCATAGCCTTACCAAACATAGCAATCTGGAACAGCGACTTAACTTCCTGCTCGTACTTGCGAGTCTTGAAAGGCGTGTAAGCGACCATGTTGCCATTCTTGGCACGACCAAAGC